TTGATTATAGGCTCTCGCAACGTGGTATATTTTCTGTGGAAATAATAATGGTTTAACTTCATTATCTCTATACTTTGCAACCACACGATAAGGAACTTGTGTCACATCAAATACAACATATGCAGAGTAGTCATTTTTTGTTCCTCTTGAAACATCAGCAGTGATAAAATATGTGTGATCTTTTTGTGGTTGTTCATACACATCAAGTCCAGCGTTTGACTGTAGTGGTGTTTTATATGCGAGTGTTCTGAGTTTATGTGGTGTAATCAGTGTGTCAATAGAACCAAGAAATTCACACTCAAATTCAGTTTGGAACTGTTGTTCACTTGTGTTTGCAATAGTTTCTTTTCTCCACTTTTCATCACGACCAGGCACCTCACTCCAATGCACCTCTATCGGTACATAAGTGTTTCTTTTCTCCTCTGCGTCTGTCCAGAGTTTATAGAACATATTCATACCATGTGGTGTAGAAACTATCATAACCTTTGTAGATTTACCAGATGATATTGTAGGATACACAGAACTAAAGAACTGTTCTGCAACATTTGAGGGAACGTATGCAAATTCGTCTAGGAATATGATATTGTAAGAACCACCACGAACTGCACTCGCAGACGTTGATGATGCAAGTATCTTAGAACCATTCTCTAACTCTAGTGACCCTTTGTTCCATGACATCACTCCCTGTTGCAACCACTTTGGTAAATGTTCATATGCAAGTTGCAGTCGTCCTAGTAAATCTCTTGCAGTCGCAGCTTTGTTTGCAAGTATCGCTATGTTAACACTTGGGTTGAAAAGTGAGTAATGTAGTAGATAGGATATCATAGTTGTAGATTTACCAGACTGTCTGGGTAACTTACAGATTGTGAAACGATTTTTGTGGAACGTACCCACCATCTCTTTTTGAAATGGGTACATCTTAAAAGGTATCAAACCCTCATCAAGTGATACTATTCGCACATAGTTTTGTATGAAGTAAAGTGGGTCTTGCATACATCGTGCATACTCTTTTACCTGTTCCTCAGTCCATTCCTGTTGAACATTTGCTCTCTTAAGGTTTGGATTACCTAGATATGTGAACTCATTGGTCTGCATGAAAACTGAACCACCCTGTTATTATAGACTTTTCGCCTTCATAATTTGTAACACCCCTGTGAGTGTGTGTCCAAGTTGCAGGCCATATTATTGTTAGTCCTTTTTCACATGGTGTTGTCGTTTTCTGATACCAAAATTCTGTACCAGCATTATCTAAAGTATTTAGATAAGTCATGAAAGTTAAGTGTCTATATTTAGAGTTACCGATACCACCATTTTCCATGTGCCATTTGTAAAATCCATCACCAGGCATATAGTGTTGTATCTTTATATTATTATCTCTTAGACTGTAAACACCAACCTCATCACAGTAAGGATATCTCTTTTTATATAAATTTAAACAATTACTCAAATGGTCTAGGTAATTTGATATCTTTCCAAATTCATTTGGTGATATATATAACTCTTTACATTTTTTCCATTCTGGTTGATATCCACCACGACCACATTCACCATCAACGTGTTTGTCTTGTTCTGAATTGAATACGTCTATCACACTATCACACACTTCTTCGGGCATATACCAACCACCAATAAAACTATCATAGTCTACATCATATTCTTTCATTCACTTTTTCCTTTTAACATTTTTTGCAGTTCAGCAGTAGAACCGACAAATAATGCGTTAGTAACATTCTTTGGTGCAGAGTTTGGAACTTCTTTGAGTTTCTTCATCTTCTCCTGTAGGTCACCAAGTTTCTCTGTGACCTCTGCGACCTGTTTGATTAGATTACCAGCAACCTCATATCCTCTAGGATGGTCAGACTCTTTTGCAACATTGAGTATACCCTCTATTGCATTCTGACCTTTTTCTATGAGATTGTAAAAGTTATCTCTCTGGTATTTGTAATCTGCATCAACGTCATCTAAATCATCAGATGGTCTGGGTATAGATTTACTGACAACAACCTCTTTCGGTGTGGGTTCTGAGACTCCTAGAACCTCATTGAGTATGTCATCTGCATCTTTCATGACTAATCATTGGTTGATGTCTTATCTGTACCAGTTGTCAAATCTCTATCCTTTGCATCTTGGAAGAAAGATACAGTTTCGTTGAAACCAAAATCATCATCAGAGTCGGCAGAGATTGGGTCTGGTGTAACTGTGTATCTCTGTTCTCTCTTTGGTGCTTGGTCTTGTAGATTTGCGTACTGGTCAACCTGTACAGTTTTGATAACTTTTGCAGAAGTGACAGGGCCGTATAGGTAAAACTTTGCAGTAAAGGCGAGTGTATATATGATCGCTCTTCTTTCTGCATAATCACCACGATAACTATCCTCGTAACTAATACTATTCAGAACAATGGGGACATCTCTTTTGACACCCATGTCTGCCATGTCATTTATTGTAAGTGTATAGTCTGGTTGAAAGAATGGTAAAACTTGTTCGACTATCTGTAATGCGTCATCTGAGTTTTTTGCCATCGCATAAAGTTCCATGTCAAGATTGTACGGAACAGGCATAAATTGTGAGTCTAGTTTATTTGAATCATCAGAGGAACTTTTGACTTTCTTAAACTTTTGCACACGATTAAGTTTTCTTGCTGGGTCATAAGATAAGTTCTGTATCTCAAACCCTAATCGTGGTAGTGTGATTGCAACCTTTGTGTTTAGATTTGCATCTGCATCTAATCTAGATAACCACTTTTGTTTAGGCCCGTATGCAAGTGGTACTTTCATTGTTTGAATGATTGTACCAGCATTATTTTTTCTTACTAAGTTTATATTATTGAATAGTGTACCAAATGAAATAATGACCTTTCGCATTGTTTCATGGTAAAATTGTTGTCCTAACATTATTTACTCCCATCATCCAATTGGTCAAATAGTTCATTTTGTGCAGACTTATCTAAGTCTGTAGTTGTTGTACTTGTGTCACCTACTATATAGGTTTCTTGTAACAAGTATGATTTATTACCACTATCTGCTGAGTTTTCAAGAAGTATGTTCTCTCCAGCAGAAGTGTCTTCATCTTCAGTAATAATATTATCACCATCAGTTTCTTCGAGCAGAAGACCTGCGTTGCTCGGATCATCATCTTCAAGTCTTATGTTCTCATTGTATGTAGATGACTGTTCTAGTGTAAACTGATACTCTCCAGTATCGGCAGAGAGATCTGTTTCTATATTATCAAGAACTGTAATACCAGTATCAATCGCTTCTTGACTGTACTCATATTGTTTACATCTAAGTTTGTATACAGGATTGTTATCTAATTGATGAAATGGGTCATCATGGTCTACAAAACTAACTTCAAACATTTTAGTGAGTATAGGTGAGTAGATAAGGTCACCCTCCTGTGGTCTATCTGCATCTGTGGTTGCAGTATCATTGATAAGATAGAACTCACTACCACTTTCTTCTGATAATATGAAAGATGTGTTATCATCCTCTAACATTATCTTATCATCTGCATCCGTAGATGAACTGTCAGTTCCAGTTAGTGTTATGAAACTTTGTGTGATTTGAGTTTCTAATCTAGAGAATGTTGCAGTCTGGTCTATTGTACCAGCCTCTAGTTGTATTGAACCACCTGTAGTTCCAGTTCCGTCCTCTAGTGTTATCTGACTGTCTAGTTCTTGAAATCGTTTCTTGTTGACAACAAAGGTTATCTCATTTCTGTTCTCTAATCCAAACTGTGTAATTATCTCTCGTTCACCAGCATATCCACCAGTTGCGTCTTCAACGTACATTTCTATGGGGTGTTGTGTTGTAAACTTACTGAGTGAGTCTTCACCCAAAACATTATCTCTTGCAACTAGAGTTCTGTCAATGTAGTATACATCATGACCATATATCTGTATCGCCTCTTTAATTAGGTCACTATATAGATTTCTCTCTGCTTGTATTGATGCAAGATTATTTGTTTTGAATATTGAGTTGACAGCCATGACACTATCCCATCATATATTCTGGTGGTAGTTCAAATGCAAGTTGTATCTGTTCTTCTAGTCGTTCTATCTCTTGTTGTGCTTGAGAATATATCTCTGCACCATTCATCTCAACACCACCAAGTAATTGTACTCCTGTGAATTTGGATAGGTTTGCACCCCACTGTCTTTTGATAAGTGCAGTCGCATATCTTTTGAGATAGATATCATCAAAGATATCTGGATAAGATGCTGGGTCTATTTTTCTGTAACACTCTATAATAAGAAACTCATCTACTGCAATATCATTTGCAAAATCCATGTCTATATACAAACGATTTTGATGTTGATTGAAACGTATAGGTTTCTCTCCTACCAGTATGTGTGATAGAAAGTCTAATTGTTGCATAGTCATCTGATAGTGTATGATTGATGTTGATGAAAAATCATACAAGTCGTTCAACCTAAGTTGATATCGTATATCAAACATATTGTTTGTCGCTTGATCATCAAATGGAAATATCTGTAGAACCGATACAACAGCAGAAGGCATAGGTATAAAATTCTTACCCTCTAGAAATGTCGCAGTGATTGATCCATCTTTTGTATCTGTTGCAGTGGTTGTATCGTTTGTTGCGGCTCTATCAATATCGTCCTGTGTGATTTTATATTTGAGGTACATTTTCTCAATACCATCATAGTGATATTGTGAAAAATATTGTAATGCTTCATCTATTCGGTCATCTACCTGTGCATCTGATACGTTTATGTCAATGACACCAAACCCAAGATTTCTCAAACAGTAATCTTTGAATGTTGCTCTAGTGGTGGGTATCGCCATCTAATTATTCCTTATGAGTGGTTATTATCAAATTGGAATGTGTTCCATCCTACACCAGATAGTGTTATTCCGTGTGATGCAAGAACTAATATTGGGTCTGAGGTTGCATCTTCAAGTAGTATTCTATCTCCGTCATTAGCAGATGTGTCCTGTACTATGTTATCACCAGCATTTGCAGAACCATCTGTACTATTTAGTATTAATCCATCTAAAAGATCTATTGTTCCTGTCTTATCTGGTAGTGATACTGTTCTATCAGCAGTAGGTTCGTCTACACTAAAAGTTGTTTCGTTTGCATCTGCTGTTGCACCTTCAAACACAAATGCTTCTGTGACATTAACGACTGTTTGATTTACTGTGGTTGTACTTCCAGAAACAGTTAGGTTACCAGATATGCTAACAGCACCAGCGACTGTGAGAGTACCACTTGCAAGTGTCAACAAGTCTGTGTCATCGGTGTGACCTATCGTAGTTCCGTTTATTATTATATTATCTACTGTGAGTGTCGTGAGTGTTCCAACTGACGTAAGACTTGATGCAGTTATACCACTCGCAAGTGTCGAACCAGATAAGTCTGTACCTTGTACTGTTGGTGTTCCAAACTCAACTGCTGTTCCACCACTATTAACTTTGA